CCAACCGCCACTTCCCTGGAAACCGTGACCAAAAATCTTAACCCAAGGCAATGCATCATCACCATCAACTGCTGGTGCAGGCAAGAAACGGATAACGGCCGATCCGTTCCCAATTTTGTCAACCTCGCACTTCCAGTAGTTGTCTTTGTTATCTGGTGCACCTGTGGAATTTAGTGCTTCAACGGCTTTGGCCAATTTATCCAAGTTGCCGGAGTTTCTTTTAAGATTTGCAAATGATGTCATATTATTTCCTTTGTATAACGGTATATAAAAAATATTAGCGGTTTGTCCACTTTATGCATAACGAAAATTTATTGTAACACAGTATTTGCACCATGTCAACATATTTATGTGGCATTTTTACAATTGCTGAAATGATATCTTGTCATATTTGAACCTTTTCCTGTTAAGTTACAATGAGGACAAGTTACCGATTTCAGTGTTTTTGGTTTGCCTTTTAGTGAGTTTGCAATTTTTTGTTTTTGTTCTTCGGTATGTTTTTTACCAAGATGTGATATGCTCAAATTTTTCAAATGAGATTCACTAAATTTCATTCCTTTTCTGGAATCACTTAGTTTTTTTCTGGATTCTTCTGATAAATTTCCTCCACTACCTCCTGTTTTGGTATTGTAACCATAAGGTGAAAGTGTATTATATTCATTGATAAAGAAATCTTCCATTACTGACAATGTATATAATTTGTCTTTGGATTGATAAAGAACTTCCCACACAAAGTTTTCAAATCCATGTTTGTTTATGGAATTATAGAACAAATAATTTCGTTTACTTGTTTTTGCCGTGTGTTTATGTATTCTTTTTCTTTGAGACCAATTTGAGGAATAACCAATATATGATTTGCCGGTAATGGTGTTTGTGGCTTTATAGATAGAATAAATAACCATGCTGACATTCCTTTACAATGTTAGAGTAGGTGGATACTGGTAATATCGTGACCTACACTTATTTATAAAGGTTACACTCGTAACAATGCGTCCAAGATACTAATTGTTGTCAAGGCATCCTTGTGAAGAATACCAGTACCACCGGCTTTATTCCAATCATCAATAACAGAGGGTGTGTCATCAATAATTATGGAATTCTCGTCAGCAAATTTATACTTGAACTGTTTGCCAGGTACAAAGTTTGCAGGATAGTTGATGTTGTGTTTACCAAGCCAAATTTCTTTTTGACGAGAAATTTCAGCATTGCTAGTTAGTCGTGCGGTAGAAGAAAGAATCTCAACAGGCATATCACAACCATTGAGATAACTCAACAATATTGTTGCGTCAGGCATCATGTCAAGGGTTTGAAATTGTTTGGTTTGAATGAATGCACCAAACCTTTGGCCGAAACGTTTACGAGCATCATCTTGTGATGGTTCACAATTATGTAATTCACGGTATCGTTTGTTGAAGTCAGCAATTACACCATCAAGGTCCAAATAAATCTTAGTAAATTTATGCATGTTCTGTTATCACTTCTTTAAGTATGTTTTTGAATTTAACTTTGTCATATTGAATAAAAGGTGCATACTTTTCACATTTCAATCGCCAATTCGGCCATACGATGTCGTCAGTTATCTTACGGTCCCACATGGGAAAGAAGTTCATAATATCATTAAGTATGCACAAAGTTTCTACTGAAATTGTACCAGACATTACCTCACGGAGTAAGGTTGGATGTTGACCATCATTGACAATCAACATTTGTTCTGGTGCATCATTTCCAACAAGACCAAGTATATCATTTTCAAAGACATATGTCAAGCTCTGGTTTATCTTTTGCCATTTCTTGTAGGCCGCTTCACCTTCAGGTCCTGTCATTTCACCAACCCAAGACGAATCACCGTATACAAAGTTTGCAAGGTAAAAACTCCGCAATTCTTTCATGGAGAACTTCCGTGAAAGTTTGTAGAAACTGTATTTGTCTTTACGTTTGAGAAATGTTTCTTTTGATACATTGGTCTTGCCATTATACTTAAAGAAATCATATGACTTGGATGTGAAGTGTGTCTTTAGTGCATTATAGAGTGCAAAAGAGGCGAAGCCTGTACCTTCATTCATAGTGGAAGTTTAGATGATTTCTTGATTAGATTAACTGATTGTGCTTCTTCACGGATTCTTGCTTTGAGGTATGGAGAAATCAAGGTGGCAGCCACCTCAATTTCAATACCAGTCTCTTCACAATGTTGAACAATGGCATCCATACAATGAATAGTGTGTGTATTGGCCAACGATTCAATCTTCAATGAAAAGTCACGGATTTCATCTTTACTAGGCATCACTTAGCCTTCAATGCATAGACCATGCAAAGATTATCTGTTTGTGTTGCATATGCACACTTAACAGAGATGGGGTCAATACCTTTTTGAATGGCAGAATCCATGTTCTTTGACATATTGTTTCGGTCATTGATGTTCGACAAATAACCACTAATGATTATTGATACGGCAACGATAGTGATACATGCCAATAATGTAATAACAATTTTCAAATTTGAATTTTGGTTTTCCATATTAAATGATTTCCTTGTTTCTGTCAATTGAGTCTCTGTTGGATCGATAGAAGATGTGTTGTCCAATTTGTTTGACCTTTTCCAAATGATGCCAACCAGGGTGGACGTAATCCGCATGATAGTATGTCGCACCGTCTGTAACATCTTTTTGCCTTTCATAATTAACAATTAAGTTAGTTGCGAGTTCCAAGATTTCATTATACAACCTTTTATCGGTGATTGGCAAGCTCTTGCCATCTTTCTTTTCGCAATACCAAGAGAACTGACACGTTCCTTTTGTTTTCTGTTTTACCACGGAACAAATATCTTCACCGTAACCGGATTGTACACGGTTAATTGTAACGAAAGCAACGGCCTTTTGGCCATCCAATGGCTCATGTGCTGCTTCATGATAGATATTTTGTGCCAAACAATTTACCTGAACTTTAGTTTCGTCAGATAGTGCATCGTATGTGGTCTTGAACGGTAAATTATAAGTATCAATATTGATACAGGATAACATCAGAATGATTGCTGAAAAGAATACTGCTACAAGTATAAGTCTACTTTGCATATGATTCTCCAGTTAAATGGGTGGGTTTTGTAAGAACCCACCGAAACTTATTGGACTCTTAGAAAGAGAACTTTGCGCCTACGGCAACGGTGTTACCATCAAAAGATTTAACTTTGTGGTCACCATCTTGATAACGATAGTCAACAGTCAAAGCAAGTGCCTTGGTAACTGGAACGGTAACGCCAGCACCAACTTCAGCAACATAACGCTCATCACTCTTGATGGTTTTCTTGTCCAAGTAACCAACACCAGCCTTAGCGGTCAATGCGGCATTACCCAACTTGAAAACATCATAACCACCGATAACGCTGAATTTGTCTAGGTTACGTTTTTGTTCACGGTCAAACTCAGCAGTAACGCTGGTTTTGCCAAATTGTTCACCAACAGTCAATCCATAACCATTACGGTCTTTCTTGCTGTAGTTGTCGATAGAACCATTAACACCAACTTCAACGGCTGATGCAACTCCAAATGCAGCCATCAAAGTGGCCAATAGAACTAACTTCTTCATTAAAAACTCCTTTAAGTTAAAAAATGCCAACTGATTGGGTAATAAGGACAGTTGGCGAAACCTCAGCTTAACCTCAAGCGGCTAGGCGGTAAACGCTTTCGTTTGCATTTATTTTTGATTTAGTGTTTACGTCAACTCTGACGGATAGCCTAATATAATACTTGTTACCCTGTCGAAACTATTTCTCGCCCATCATAAAAATTCAGGCTTGGATTATGTGGATGTCCGTGATACCTTAGTCATCTTCATTACCGCACGGCGCTGGCCTGAATTTTTATGGTGGACGAGGGCGGTACTGCCCCGCCGTCCAGAATACTTTTCTTATACCAAGTTTACTATCATTATTAGCGCACCGATTCGGTGTGCTTACCTTTGACAGACTTCTTCAATAACTTCATCCAAAATTTCTTGGCTTTTTCTAAGTTATGTTCAAATTCTGCACGATTCAGTTTTTGGATTAATTTTTTGACTTTCATTGATTTGGTACCAATACAATTCGTTTAGTGTTAGTTTGTGGATCAAACATCTCTTGCCAGTGATAGCCTGGTGGCGGCAACTGAACCACATTTTGTGGTGGTTGAACATAAACTGGTGGTTGTTGAATGTAGACCGGTGCCTGTTCAACCATAATAGGTCTAGGTTGTGATGCCAATTCAGCACCAATCACAACACCAGCTGCCAATGGCACCCAACCAACACCAGGACCACCCCAATGATGATGTGGACGATAACAACAGTAATCAGCAGATGCTGCTGTTGCCAAAGTTGCAAATAAAATTAAAGTAATAAATTTTTTCATGGTGATATTATAACCTTTCTTGGAAAGTTTGTCAAGCGTTAATTGCTTTATATACCACAAGACCAGTAAAACTGGTCATTTTCTCTTGAACCTTGAATAGATTATGATGATAACCTATTTGTTTATTCACATCCACACTTGGATCGTATGGATCATTGAGTTTATTTAGGAGATTTACCTTATTTTGCACATCCTGAGTGATTGCCTCTTCTAAGGTATCAAATTCTAATTCAGTTTTTGCAAAGTTATCCACAGCCAAATACGTTGATTTGTAGTATTCTGGATGTAATCTTTTCTTTACTCGGTCAAAAACATGGTGTGAAAGATGTGTTTCTTCCCAATCTTTTAACCATTCACTTTTACCTCTTGATGCAATGAATTCTTTAACCTCACCATTAGGTTTACCGAACATGTTTGCATCTTTGAGGAACTTTACAACATCTGGACACATACCAAATGAAACATATTCTCTTTCTGTTAAAATGGTTGTGTCGTCAAAGTCTATTGGTTTATCCATGATTGTGGTAGTAATTGATTGCTTCTGCTAAGCCATCAATATGATCCTGCACATTTTCTTTAAAAATTAGTGGGTCTGAATCTTTGACGGCCATAATAATGACCAAATTATTTATTGGTCTGCCAATCATTTCTTCATACATCAATGAGTATGCAGTAGTTTGCCAAAAGTAATCAAGAATATCTTCTCTATTTTTAACTCTTGATGAGGTTTTAAAGTCAATGACCGATAACTCACCTTCATATTCAGCAATACAGTCTACACGACCAGCCATACCAAGTTGTTTAGACCACAATGCAGCCTCTTGGTAATGAATGTTGTCAATCTTATTAAGATATGGTTTGATGGACAGAAAATACTCCAAGGCATCAGGCATGATACCTTTCATATAATCTTGTTTGTTGTTAAGATAGTTTTCGCAAATCGTATGAACATTGGTGCCACGTGAAGTGGCTTGTTTGCTGATACGATTGGCTTCTTCATCACCAACACGCTTGCGCCATTCAAAAATGGCTTGTTTTTTCTGAACACCGAGAACGGTGGTTACAGAAGGCAAACGAGTACCATCTGCAAGAGTATAGTACCGTTTACCGTCAGGAAAAGTTTCAGATTTTAAGTCGCTTAAGACTTTGGGTGTACAATAATTAAACATAACGAATTATAACATAAGTAGGAAACAATGTCAAGCTGGTGCCGTTGGCCAAATAACAATGTATGGATTTGGATTTTTTTCTGGTAAATCTCTAAGTGCTTGGCGGTATACTTTCCAAGAATTCTTTTGTGCATCAGTTAATGACACATCAGTTAAACCAGTCCAATCGGATTGTTGTAACAAATAATTACGGTAGTTTCTAACATTAACGAATTCAACATCATTATCCGGTAAAAAACCAGTAAAAAAGTTATTGGAACCTATTGTAGAAGAACCCGGAATAGCTTGACTTAAATTATAACGATTGTATTCTTCGTCACCGAGTGTTTGTAAGTTAATCACGGCCGGTGTCGTGTTTGAACCTG